CGAAACCCAAACCAGTTCAAAGGAGACCCGGTGTTGCACGCCCAGTTCAGAAGGTAGCCACCCCTGTCCGCCCCAAAGAGACGTTTTCTTTCATTGACAAGNCAGGTAAGAAACGTGAATTNGTGAGAAAAAGTGCCTACAAAAAGGCTNTGGCCAATAACANGGCTNAAAAGCTGGTGAACAGTCTTTCGAATAACGAAATTGCTATACTCAAAAAGAAGATTTGTCAACCTTGAAGATCCGCTTCGCACCTTCATCGGACACAGACAGTACCTTAAATTTTGGAGTTTTGACGAGTTTCTCACCACTTTTAGTGACGAACGATTTCATCCGTTCAACTTCACCACGGGGCATTTTCCTGGTGTACTTGAGCGTGACACTTTTGTTTCCGATAGATAGTACAGTCGACGACATTTTAATATCTACCTATACTAAAATATGATCGCGTTCGCCGTTCTCATTCTTGTGAATGCCTATATTCTGATGAACACCGGTACCACCCAGGCTGTAGCTCCCGGGGAAAAGGGGTGGACTATTTTCGGGACCATGGGGTGTGGTTGGACTCGGAAACAGCTTGAACATATGAAGAAGGTCAAAAAGCCTTTTACTTTCGTTGACTGTGAAAAGGGTAACTGCGAGGATGTCGACGCGTTCCCTACGATCGTTGCTCCCAACGGNGAGAAGCATGTTGGCTACAAGGAGGTTTAACAACCACGAAGTACCATCAAAGCGACCGAAAGGAGAAACGCGTCAAGCAGAGACTTGATAGGTTTGAGTACAGTGATGTGCTTTACCAGGGATTCGTTCCAGAGAAAGCGAAGAAGGAAGGTGCTGATGAGAATGATGACTGTATACAGTATCACAAGCTTCACACGGTCTTCGGTCTTCTTAGTGGCGGCAATATCAAGGATCATTTATAATATANGAACATAATATAAATGAGTCGTCGTCAGCCACCTCTGAGTGGTTCTGAACCCACGTTCACGAACAGGTACTGGGGTACATCGATCGGTATAGGCAACAACAACTGCTACGCCTATGCTGTCGGTGACTATGAAAAGTATCGCCANCAAAAGAGTGTTCCAGGTGATAGAAGTGGACGCTCTAGGTGGTATCATTCGTACACNAACTGTAAGAACCTACCACAACGCGTCGTTTCTGATAATCCCAAAAAGGTGTACGTCGTCAAGGGAAATACGAGATGCAAGAAGGGGTACTACAAGGTCATGATGTTTGTGACTGGTAAGAAGAAGATGACTCCATTCAACAACGGAGACTTTCACTTCTACAAACAGCATGGCCTGGTGGAATATCGACCGAAAAACGGGGACACGAAGACCAGCATCGCCAAGTTCTTCAAGGTGTCACCGCGTAAAATACCAACCGTCGTGGTTGGCAAGATTATGAAGATACGAGTGAATGTCTTCAGTCATAAACGGGGTTGGGCTACTGGACCTTTACTGAANGATGCGAAGGGACAGATCATCAAGGATCCTAGGACGGCGAATAGAAATTANGGTAGTTTAAATTACAATACNTATTGNAGCTCATTCTGTGTCAAGAACAAGGGGATCAATGTCGGCAAGACTCGATCCAATATCCGAAAGAAGAGCATCTAGGTCAACGACGTCCTCGACGTCAAATGATATATCAAAGATATCCATCACGTTGAATATCATATCGTCATTCATCGATATGACATTCGATGTCGCATTGTAATTGTTCTCGACGGTGAGTGTCACTTTGAAGTTGGATACATCGAACACCTTTCGACATTCTGGACATGTATTCTTACCTTGTTCTTTCCACTGCTCTATACAGTCTGAGTGAAACACATGTCCACATCGAAGTGGGGGATTGGTTCGGGTCATCCTAACCTGGTTTAGACATATTGAACACGTCGACATTTCCCTGGTTTACACAACTAAACTTTTTTTAATATATACCCGCAACCTTGAGGAGGGGTTTGTCACACCTCTGGCAGTTACCATCTTCAGCGACAACCTGTTGGTTGGTCACGATGTCAATCAGTTCGGGACCCTTGCTCTGGAGAAGCTGACGGTACTTGTAGTTATCGACGTAGTCGACTTCGTTGTTGGTCATGATGTAATTGTTCAGAAGTCGCGAGGACGTGTTGATGGTGAAACACCTCCCATCGGCCATACCAAGTCGTTGAGACATTTAGTATAAAATTAGAAATTAATTTGGTTGTTGACAATTGTCTTTGTCCATGAATGAAAATCTTTCTTCTTCAGTTCCTGGATCAAGTCCTGACATTTGTAACCCATGAACACATCAAATACATCAGTCACCTGGGTAGGTGACACCCTGATGTTCGGACATTCGTTGATATGATGATTAATAATGTTGTAGGCAAATGCAATTTCCTTGAGTGTCTCGGCACCAGTAATGATAACCTTCCCTGTGCTGAAGATGCTCGTCGTGATACGTTTCATATCCTCGGCGGGTTTGAACTTGATCTTCACAGCAGAATAGCGATCGGGTTCGAAGGATACTTCAAAGAGATCGTCACACATCTCGAAGTGTTGAGCCGTGAGATGGAGATTCACATTGTAGTTCAAACTGAAGTTTGAGTTGATCATCACCACCCTGAAGGTTTCGGGGGAGAGTTCATTTTCGAGACCGAGTACATCTTTGAAAAAGATGTTGAGGTTCTTGATGATACGTTGACAATCGAAAAGGTCTGAACAACCAGCAACTTGGATACTGCCATTGGGAAAAATCTTGATGGACTTGGTACTGTACGTATCCATGTACGTCAGGGTGACCTGATTGTAAAACGTCGTCGACGTCTTGAGTTTCCATTCAAAGGGTACTTGAGACTGAAAGTTCTTCATAGACTCGTTGGGTTCAGCGAATAAAGTCTTGATCTTTTCAATATCAATCTTTACTTCTTCGCTAAAGCCAGAAATCATCGTGATGGTCGTGATCTTTACCCAAGAAGGCATCTTATCGGATGGAAACGTACTCCTGAACTCATCGAGTGTCAAGAGGTACGAGAATGTCGTGTTTGCAACTGAACTATACATGGTGTATACCGTCTCTATATAACAATGATTACTTAGGTTAAAGAAATTAGTACTTTTTATTTTATGACCTCTATCCTTAAATCTGCCCACGTCATCCACGATGTAGAAGAAGATCGTTCCTACATCGAAATCCTTTATTCGAAATACGTCAACGACGAAGGATACAAAACATTCGTCGACTATCTAGATGCAGCACCAATCGGTGATTGGACCAAACTCGTGTCTAAAACTCAGGGAGTTCGGTACGAAAAGTTCATCGACACAATGATCGAGAAGAATGTCGAAACGCGTCAGAAAATGGCATCCATCATGCTTGAAAATATTTTGAGTTACGTCTTCAACAACATTCGTACACAAATTCGTGTCATGAACACGGTCAAAATCTTGGACCCCACATTTGATCCTCCGTACGTCAACAAGAGATGCTCTTGGCAAAAGGAGTTCGTCGGTACCTTTTGCAAAGAAATCTTACCTGATGTAATCGAACGCTGTACGAACGTCAATCGACTTGAACGTTTCTTCAACGTCTTACGATTAATAGAGCTAGAACTGTAAGGATCGCGACAATGAGCATCCACCTAGGAAACATCCTTTTTCCCCGAACCCTTTCCACGACAATCTTCTCCTTCTTGTAATCTGTAAATCCTGTGTCTATGTTCCTCTGAGGATACAGAGGCCTAGACATAGGACACAGTGGTTCCTTCTTAGGCCCACCCATAGGCATACCCCGGGAATACAATGGTCCTTCTTCACCCAGTTGGAACTGGGCCTTCTGTTCATCCGGGTACTTGAAACTCGAAAATTTTTCAACGCGGCGAACGGTGCCTGGGCCTGAATTGACAAAGGGGTTAACCTTGTTCATCAAGGCGTCATCGTCGAGCATCCGTACACTCATCTTGATACTATGCTACATTATATTTTTTCGTCTTGACCTTCTGTTTATGTTCTGACCACATCTTATCTAGGTCTACATTCAACATNTGTGCGAGTTGAAACAGATAGCTGAACACGTCACCCATCTCCATCATGACGTCCGTCCCACGTTCCTTCTTCAGGTTCATCTTCTTGTATTTTTTCTTATACTGACGGATCGCAGATGCGAGCTCACCAAACTCTTCTGTGAGAAGTAGCCACACCGTGTCAACATTTACCTTGTCCCACCCCTTGGATTTACAAACCTTCTCAGTCTCACATTTGTAATAGTTTAAACTCATACTTACTCTACTAGCATGTATCAACTTTAATACACTTTAAGGATATGTCATTAAAAAGAGTATGACCGGTAAACGATATGCAGATCTATTTTGTGGATTAGGTGCATTTCATACAGCATTCGACAAATTGGACCAAGGGTACGAGTGTGTCTTTGCCTGTGACCTCGATGAAAGGGTGAGGAAGATCTATCACGATAACTATGGTATCGAACCATA